CTATGCGTGTTTTTCAGACAGGTATCTTTCTGTATCCATTGCAGCTTTACAGCCAGACCCGGCAGCAGTTACTGCTTGCCGATAAATGGAGTCCATGACATCGCCACAGGCAAACACCCCGGGAACGTTGGTTTTTGATGTCCCTGCTTCAGTTTTGATATAGCCAACTTCATCGGTTTCAAGAAAGTCTTTTACAAAATCTGAATTAGGCTTGTGGCCGATAGCCAGAAAGAATCCATCAATTTTAATTTTAACTTCTTCTTCGTTAGGCTCACCTTGGTTCTTTACTAAAATTGCTCCTTCAACCACTCCATCACCAGTTAGCCCTTTGGTTTGGTGTTTCCAAAGAATTTCAATGTTTGGTGTTTTTTTCACGCGATCAGCCATCACTCTCGATGCTCTTAGCACATCGCGACGTACAACCAAATATACTTTTTTAGCTAGCCCGGCTAGGTAAAGCGCTTCTTCGGCCGCAGTGTCACCACCTCCAACAACAGCTACATCTTTTCCTCGGTAGAAGAATCCATCGCATGTGGCACAGGCAGAAACGCCTCCACCGGCATATTTTTGTTCATCTTCCAGTCCCAGGTATTTAGCAGTTGCTCCGGTTGCTAATATCACAGCTTCAGCTTCGATCAATTTTTTACCATCAATCCAGACTTTGTGAATATCGCCGGAGAAGTCAACTTTGGTAGCGTAGCCAAAGCGAACATCAGTTCCAAAACGTTCAGCTTGCTTTTTAAAGTCTTCCATCATGACCGGGCCGGTTACTCCTTCGGGATAACCCGGATAGTTTTCAACCTCGGTTGTTGTGGTTAACTGACCTCCCGGCTGAAGACCTTCATACATCACCGGATTTAAATTTGCGCGGGCCGCATAAACGGCAGCTGTGTACCCAGCCGGTCCCGAACCAATAATCAGGCATTTCACTCTTTCAGCATCGCCTGTAGGCTCTGTGTTTTGTTTCTCGTTTTCGTTAAGATCTAATGATTTAAACATGACTTTGTATCTTAGTGTTTTTTATTATCTGGCTAGCAAAATTACACAACATCTAGATATTTACAACATTTGATCAATCAATAATAATGAAGGTGTGATAGATGTAGACTATTGAAAAATGATTTTAATAGTCGAAATTAATTTTGCAGAATTCGCCGCTTTATATACTTTTGCAAGCACTTCAGTAAAATCAGCTGGATGCTTGGTTTTAGGTAGAAGGAATAATCGGGATGTGGCGCAGTCTGGTAGCGTACTCGTCTGGGGGGCGAGGGGTCGCAAGTTCAAATCTTGTCATCCCGACACTGTTAAAAACCCTGCAATAATCGTGAAAGCGGCTGTTGCAGGGTTTTTTTGTGGGTGGGTACTTTTTATGCTTAGTTGCATTTTTGTCTATTTAAACCGTATCTTTAATGAGTAGAACGGGTAAAAAACGGGTAAAAAATACGATGTTGTATGGCTACGGTAAAATTGTTTTTGGATGAACTCCGACCAACGAAAGGCGGGCGCTTTGCTATTCGGCTACAAATTGGCCACAAATCAAGTAAAACAACGATTAAAACTCCTTATGCTATTCCAAAGGATTATTGGGAGAACGGACAAATTAAAAAGCGTTGTCCGGGTATTGCTAATGTGGCGCGGGCCAATGCCGACATTAATAAGCGACTAAGCAAGGCTACTGAGGTTATTGAACAGTTAAACGGTACCGCATTAATCAGGCGGCTGAGCTTAACTGATTTGAAACGACGTATTGAGGTGGCATGCTCTGATAGTGATCTAGTGGTGAGCGATTCGTTTCTTGATTATATGGAAGCGTTTGAGGTGCGAAAGCGGGCAACCAATAAACGAACCGCAGAAATATACGGTATTACAAGGCGAAAGATATTAGCGTTTCAAAAAGGGGCTCCGCTGATGTTTGCTGATCTTTCGGTGAGCTGGTTGAATCGGTTCGACTTGTGGATGATCAACCGGGGAAACTCGGCTAATACCCGGTCAATTGAATTTCGAAATATCCGGGCGGTGTTTAATGCGGCGATTGATGATGATGAGTTGCCGGGGGTTACGCTGGGCGATTACCCGTTTCGAAAGTTTAAAGTGATGCACGAAAAAACGGCTAAGCGTAATTTTTCTATTGAATTTCTCCATGCTCTGTATCACAAAAAGGGGCTCAAAAATACGGAGGCTCGCGACTTGTTCTTTCTGATCTTCTTTTTAATTGGCATTAACCTGATCGATTTGTTTTACCTCGAGGCGGTGCATGATGGCCGGATCGAATACCGGCGGCGGAAGGGTGGCAAACATTACAGTATTAAATTGGAGCCTGAAGCGATGGCGCTGCTCAAAAAATACAAGGGTAAAAATAGATTGTTGTTCTATGGCGACCGGATGAAGGTGTACAATAGCTTTAAAAAGTATGCAACTTCGGCCATGCGCGAACTGGCAAGCGAGTTGAATGTTCCGAAACTGACGACTTACTACGCGCGGCACTCATGGGCCAGTATTGCGCGAAACATCGGTGTGAGTAAAGATGATATTCGCAGTGCATTGGGGCATGGAGATAATACGGTGACGGACATATATATCGATCTGGACCGCGAGTTGATTGACAAAGCGAACCGACAGGTGATTGATGCGGTGATTAATTATAAGCCAAAAAAAAAGCCCGCCAACTCGTGACGGACTTCTAACCAATAAACCTGAAACTAAACTATGCTGCTTTTTTCTTTTCAATCCAGTTTTTTACCAGCCTGATGATGAACCGGACTCCATCAACAAACATAACTTGCTCGGTGTCTTCTTCCAACAGGGGTATGTCAATTACCTTGTTAAGTGCGGTGCCTGCCAGTTCTGAGGCTTCGCTGTAATTGCCTTCGAATGCCATGTTGATCGACTGGTTTAACAACGGATCGATGTCGTCGGGAATGAATTTGTCGGCCTTTTCATCCAAAAAGTTTAATACAATCTTTAACGCCGGTCCGTCGAATGGCTCCGCGTAAAATGGTAATTTAATCATGTCGTCGCCTGCTTTAGCGATCAGTTTTTTTGTTTCGGGTGTGAATACTTTTCCGTCCATGTTTTCGATTTTTAAAGAGTTTTTTTATTGTGCTGAATTTTATTTTTAATCGGAATGAACGTTTAATCATTCCGTCAATTTGCTTTTGGGTAAGGTCTTTGCCGTCTGCTACCATTTTTGTTTTTTTGCTTTACTGAACAGACCAAAGCCGGTCCACATCGAAATGACTGCCTGTACTTCTACATAGGTCGAATTTGGTATTAATCCGGGCTTAACGAGGTTTGCGATAAACAAACCGGTTCCGGCGGCTGCTCCTAAGGTTGTTTTTTTACCATCGAGCCACTGCCATGCTTGTTTTAATTTTTCGAAAATCTTTTTCATCGGTAACGGGGTTGAAATTCAATATGTATGTGGTCGGCTTCCTGTATCACATCGTAGTCGATGCCGAGGCGCTCTTTTATTTCGCTGCGTACTTGCTGCGCTTCTGCCTTGCTGAAAAAACGGGTGCGAATGTCAATGGCATTGCCTGAGTAGTGCAGCGAGGTGAGGGAGTGTTTGCCATCTACACCGCTGGTTATAACTACCTCTTCGCCATGATCGCGACATACCTGGTCGGCTATCATTCCGGCCAAAAGTATCTCGGGAGTGATGCCTTTTACTTTTACTGACTGGTCTTTTATTCTCATCCTACTTTTGTCTTTAAAATGGAGATGTCTTTGTCGTGCTCATTTAATTTTTCATCGTGTGAGTGAAGACGATGATTAACAACTGAATGATTTTTGTCGCAATAGGTTTCGTAAATTGTTTGCTTTGTTTTAAGTACTTCAACCGCGGCACGAAGGGTTTTCGAGGTATCGTTTAACGTCGCTATTGCTTCGGTTTGCTTTTCGTCGCGGGTGTCCTGGTCTTTGAAATACTTGACAATGAAAAACCCGATAATCGCAAATACTACTGTTACTGTTATTGAGGTCAGCGCGATGGCTAATTTTACGATCAACTCCATATTGTTTACTTTAATATATTTGCTACACAGTCGCCCAAAATAATTGATGGGCGACTGTGTGTTTTTTACTCCCCGTCCTCCTCGGGTTTTATCAGCTCCCAAATGGCCATTGTTTGGCTTTGGTTTAGCTGTAACCCTTTCAACTTTTCGATGTTAAAATAGTGCGGCTCAAAGTCGCTTTTATTCATCATGGCCAGCTTGATGTGCTCGCGCCACTTTTGGTGCAGGGGCTTAACTTTCGACCAGCCTTTTTGCTTGGCGTAAAAGTCGGTTTCGGCGGCTTCCATTTCGGTTTGCGAATAGGTGAACCTTTCGTGTCCTGCTTCGCGGGCTGCCTTCATCTTACCATTGATGTAGTCGTTTTGCGCTTTATCGGCTCCTTCTTTGTGCGCATCCATCCATTCGACTAGCTCTTTATCGCGGGCTTTTAAAATTGCTTCGCCAATGTCTTTCTCGGCTCGTTCCAGTCGCTTGATGTTTTTTCCCAGAATGTATTGAAACTCAAAGTCGGCGATGTTGTTAAAGTCGGCTGATTTCAATTTTTGCAGTTGCAGTTTAATTTCTTCGTTTTTCATTTTACTGGTTCAATTTAAAAGGTGAGTGATTCGTTTAAGGTCAATACTTCGGCTTTTAGCTGGTCGAGTAGCGCGGTGCTGATGTGTTCGGCCTGCCCGGTAATGACAAATTCGCCCGTTTCGCGGTTAAATGCAATGCGGGCATTCAAATGCAAATCAATACTTACCTCGGCGCTGTTGGCGGTTAAGTTTGCTTCTACGTTGTCGATGCCTTCCGGCTTTACGATTCCTCGTGTGCTTGTTTGTGTAATCATGATTATTTAATTATTTGGTTGATACTAATTCAAATTTACCCATCCGGCCGAGGCGTATCCCCTGAACTTGCCGGTTGATGTGTTGTAATATATATCGCCAACCTCTCCACTAGGGTCTGAGGTGCGAACAGGAACTTTAAATTTTTCCAAGCCGCAGGTTACCCGTGCGTTTGGACCATCGAGCCTCAACCCTTCGCTATAGGTGCCGACCTCGGAGCTCGCATTTACGCTAATCCGCATAATACCCGCGCTCGAAATAGCGTCAATCTGGCTCCATTTGCCGAGCGAGAAAAACCGAAGCCCGGCGGTGAGTGCAACGGTTCCGCTTACTTGCAGGTCGGCGGTGCCTATTGCCGACGTTGTACCAACGCGCACCAGGTCGGTTGGGTCGGCTTGGGCTATCACGCCTGTTAAATCCTGCCACAGGCCACTGCCTCCACTAACCGTTGTTGGTGTCCAGCTGGTGCCGTTCCAGCCTAATACCTGCCCCGAGGTTGGCGCTGTGGTTGCTACTGTTCGCCCTTGTAACTCGAAGGCGTTGTTTACGTCGATGGCTGCGCCTAATGTGGCAAGTGTCATTCGGCGGTTGGTGCCATAAAAGCTGTCGTAAAAGGCAAGGCTTACCGCGTCGCTTGTTGGTGCTGTATTGGTGAGCCCGGCAATGTCGAGCGAAATGGTGCCGCCCGTTATGTCGATGCCTGATCCTTCGCTGTAACTGCTTGCTGATGCGTTGAATGTTATCGTATTGTTTGTTGATGAATAAACAAGCGACATGCCGGAACCTGCTTTAAAGTTGACATTTTCGCTTTTTGAAATGGTGCCTTTGTTCGAGTCGTCAACATAGAGATTCCAGCTGTATAGGTATAGCGGTGCAATCTTCCGAATACCCCCCGCACTGGCGTCGTAAATAGGAATGTAATCGAGCGAGGTGCTCGGGTCTATTATTGCCGTTAGCCCGTTAATATCCATCGAAATAATTGATCCGGTTATGTCGATGCCCGTACCTTCTGTGTAAGTTGGTGCCGAGGTGATGTAGCCTGCATCGTTTGTAAACGTAGATACCGGCAAAGCGTTAACTTGTGCTGAGGTGTAATAGTTTGATTTTTCGGCTGTCCAAACGGGGTCAGTTTCGGTGTAGCCTGTGAGGTATCCGGCATCGTTATTAAAGCCTGAAATATTAATCGAGCCGGGCGAAGTCCAAACGGGGGTTGATGTTGAACCGTTACTTATGTAGAATTGACCGGCGGCGCCTAGACTGCCGGATTTGTGGGCGTCTAATAATAATTGCGTTCCTTCCTTTGATATTTCGCCATTTACGTCTAAAGTAGTGTTTGGTGTCACCGTTCCTATACCCACATCCCCTGAGTTCCTAAGAGTCATAGTTGGGGTATTTCCAGTGATTCCAGTTGTAAAAAACTGAAGCAAGCCCCTATCGTCTGCTCCATCTCTACGTGAATAAATTCGGCTGAGCGTCCCCTGCGTTACCCCTGTCGGTGATGAGTCGTCTTGAACTGAAAATATAACACCGCCTCCAAATCCATCAAACATATCTCCAGATGTTACTGTTCTAAGACTGTAGCCACTTGCAATCCCTGCCGTTGAATTCAAATCACCCCCCGTAACAGTTGTTGTTCGCCTGAATAGTCCGACTGGATATCCGGTTCCAACAACATCCAATGGTGCATCTGGGCTTGTTGTATTTATGCCTAATTCCCCCGCAAAGGTATGGCTTCCAGTTCCCGTAAAATTATGACTTGTTGCATCCAACTTCGCCAAATTACTACTCACAAAACTCAACTCCTGAGTACTTTCGTTCAAGCTTAGTATTGCCGTATCATCGCTCACAAGCGAGGCGGCGGGGTGGGCGGCGGCGGTTATCAGGTTGTTGACTTGCCCGAGTGTGGCACTTTGGGTATCAAGGGTAGCGTCGGCATGGGTTACGGTGCCTGTTACGGTTACGGTGCCTGTAAACTGGCTGGTGCCTTCTACGCGCAGGGCATTGCCGCCAGCGCTGTTTATGAGGTGGGCGGGCAGTACGTTTATGCGGCTGGTTTCCATGTGCAGCAGGTGGTCGCCCGCGGCGCCATTGGGTACCGTGCTGTTGTCAAACACTTCAAATACATGTCCGCTCCATCCGCCTGTCATGTTAATGAGCATGCCGCCAATGGGGTTGGTAAACCGCCACTCAACGAGGTTTCCGCCCATGCTCAACAGCGTGTCGGCCGCGGGGTCTTGTATTTCATCTAACCGCACGTTCGCCCAATTATCTATGTCGGCTTGGGTAAAATCGGCATCGGTCCATAGGTGATGCCATGCGGCCGAGTGGTAGCCCTGAAATTCGGCGGTGCTTGCTTTAAATTGCAGGGAGCCATCTACAGGCAGCTCGGCGCCGTGTACATAGTCGGCTATGGCTATGGCGTTGGTGGCTACCTGGTAGCCGCTTTTAAAAATCGTGTGCGCGTCGGCTCGGTTTAAATCGTCCTCACCCACACCAACCACTACGAGGCGGTCGGTATCTACCCAGCTATCGGCAGTGCCTGCCACCTGCGTAGGAAACGAACCGATAGCGACCTCCCGAAATGCGGCGGCCTCGGTACCCTCACCAATAGCAATGGAGTTGTCGCCGGTGGCAATGGGGTTGATACGGTCGGTAACATTATCGTGAATTAAGCGGGTTAAGGGATGTATTTCTACCAAGCCTGTTACGGAATCTTCGATGCCTTCGAAATAGTCAGCGTTTAGTCGCCCGGGTTGGTTCACCTTCTGAAATTCGGGGGTAATAAAGCCAACCATTTCGTCGGTGTTCACAACCTTTTGACCGCCACTTCCCGAATTTGCATTGCTGCTTTTGGTGTAGTTGATTTTTTCGCCTACGGTGAAGGCTGCTAAATTAACCGACAGGACTTCTATGTAACGGCCTTCAATGGTTTGGTTGCGGTCGTTGTAGGTGATTCCCGCCTCAACAAGTAGTTTGTCGCTGTTGTCGGGGTCGGAGATTACCATGTCGGTGCCGGGCAGCATTTTAAGAAGGGCACAATCGTACGTTTGTACGGGTTGGCGCATGCTGCTAGCAATTAACCGGGCTACTATTTCGGCGTAGGTGTAGGTACCTGCAACTCCGTCGAGCTTCCATAAGGCGGAGGGGGTATCGTCGGTTAATACAAATCCGCCTTGATAGATTATCAGGTTGTTCGGTATGTCGGGCAAATCGCCGTTCAGAACTTCCAGATCGTCGGGCGTGTAGTTGTTTTTAGGGTTGTTGGTTAGTAATAACTCGCGGTCGGTTGGTAGTTCTTCGTTGTTTTCGTCGGCAAATTTTAAGCCTAGTTCCCTGAAGCAAGAACCCGCCACCTCGGCAGCTGAGCTGTCGGCCAGGTATAAATAAAACCTGAGCTGCCCTGTTTCCGGTATTCCTTCTTTCAGGCTAATGTCTAATTGCTTAAAATGCTCTGCAACTTCATCAAACGGGTATGCGGTTATTACCTTCCTTTTTATTTCAGTTTCCCAGCCGCCACCGTCAAAAATGCTTTTTTTAAACCTGTTTACATATGCATCAATTGGAATGCCGTATTTCAGTGTTGGCTCGGGGGCCCACTCGTAATAAATGTCGAGGTCAAACGGGTAGTTGTAAGTTGGTTTAATGACGTAGCGGGTGCCTCCGTCTCCAATCAGTTCAATTCCGAAATACATAAATGCACTAGCTCCTGTGGCTCCCATAAGTGCATAGGATAATGATAAGGTTGGTATTGCTGTTGTTGCATAAACGCGTATGGCGTCGGTTACTCCGTATTTGGTATGCGAATAGGTGTCCCAACTTTCGCCGGGCACTGCTTCTTTTCCCGGTATATAGATAAACTTGTTGCCTTTATCGTCGTATATCCGCTGCTGCGGTGTGGTGCCTATAAATGTCCAGTCTTCAAAATTACCATTTTCGAGGGATGTAAAACTGCCGTTCTCAATGAGGTTCGATTTGTAGCCGTAGTCTTGCTTGATGGTCATTTGTTTGAGCGCCGGACTGACGTCCATATTGGCAATACCAAGGAATGACCATTCTTGCGCGGTTTGTGGGTTTAGCGTTCCGCTGCCTGCGGCTGTACCTGCCGAGGTGTAGGTGTAGTAGCTTACGGTGGTTTTGTTCCATTGGTCGTTGCTGATGATCCACCACTGGCCATTGCGTTGCATAATGCGGAAGGGCCTGAACAGTTGTTCGAGTACTTCGTAACAGCTTTTATCTTCGTAAGTGAGTAATTCTTTTTTGTATTGCGTTAAGGGGTCGGCGCCGGTGGCCTGGGTGCTCTCGCGCAGGGTTACGGCGGTGTTGATGTTTAACGATAGTCCTGTTTTTGCGAGTATGAGCGCGAGTATTTCAATGGGGGTGCTCTCGCCTGAATAGGGTTCGTTCAGGTCGTCGGTAAAGTCTTCGTCTTTTAACAGTCCCAAGCCATCGAAGGCGGTAAGGCTTACGGGGTAACGGGGCGAAATTAGTGGCTCGCTCCATTTGTCGGGCTCAATGAAGCCTTTGAACAAGACATCGGTGTCGTTCTTAAATATTTCGACATATACGTCGCGGGCATTGGCAGTATACAGGTCGAGAAATTCATAATCGTTTTCGGCATAGAATTCGACGGTAGCCTCGGCGCCGTAAATGTTTGGCAGCTCTTGTTTGCTCTTGCTGCCCCACTTGACGGTGAGCATTTTTTTGGTGCCCGAGCGTTCCTCAACGGGTCCGGCATAGCCTTCGAGCCATACTTTAACGGTTGTGGTGTTGCCATATATGTTGTCGCCTTCAATGGTGAGCCGGTGTCCGAGTGCCATACTTATTGGTTTGTTTTAATATATCTATGTTCGTTGTCGTTCGCGGCGTTCGAGTTTGCGAATGGTGGTTATTATTTTTTCTCCGTCGAAGGTGTTGTTTACCTGGAAGGTGGTGCCGCCACTGTTGCTTGGTAGCATGCTTTTTAACTTGTCGAGCGGGGCGATTACTTCGGGGTTGGCGCGGGCGTTGGAGTATTCACCCACGCGGGCAATGGTGTCGCCATAGGCTATACCCCCACTAGCCAGTGCGGGGGGCTTGGTGGCTAAGGCTGCAATAATTGACCCGACGGTGGCGGCCAATGCAATGAGGTTAAATGGGAATGGCACGCTTTGCGATTGCTCGGTTCCCTTTGCGATTGCGGCTGATCCGGCGGCGGCGGTTTTGGCTTGTGAGCCTGCTACCTCGGTGGCTGTTAATGCTGCCAGTTGTGTTATTAATTGCGGTATCATCCCCAATATAGTGCTGGCCATGTTGGCGAAATGACCGGCGGCGCCTCCTATGGCTGAGCCTAGTTGTCCGAATGATTGCGACATGATGCCTACGTTTTCGGCGGCTGATGAGGTGTTGACCACAGCGCCCGTAAACTCGTCAATCATTTTTTGCGTTGCTTCGATTTGCGATTGATATTCGGTCCATATCTCCGGGCTCAGGGCTTGCGATTGTTGCTCTCGTAATTGGCTCATACGCTCCTGCATTGCTCCAAGCGGACCAACAATTTTTTCAATGTCGATATCTGATTTACCGGTTACCGTAAATTCGCTTTCGGTGTCGGCATCAATTTGCGCGTTTATCGCTTTTTGTGTGTTTAATGTTTTCTCTAATCCGGCGTTGTAACTTTTTGTGAGTGTGTTTAATTCACGCTGAATTTGTCGGGCTGCATTTTGTCGGGCTGCCTGAATCTGGTAAACCTGTGCTTCGAGTTCGGCTTCGGCGTTTAAGTTTTCGGCGTTTGACCGGGAGTAGGAGTTCTTTTCTTTTTGAATTTCCAAACGGGCTTGTGCGATATCTAAGTCGGTTTGCAATAATTTGTCTTGCAAAATGTTGGCTTGATTCAAATATTTAATAGCGGCTTCCTGATCGGTGTATTGTTCTTTCCTTGACTTTAATCTTAGTTCGGCTATTTGTGCTTCCAGTTTTGCTTTTTCAATTTTTTGCTTGCGCTCTTTTTGGTCTGTTTCAAGTATTTTATCAGACAGCGCCGCCGCCTTCGCCATTTCCTTGTTGTTTTGCTTTCCCCATTCGGTTACTGTTTTTAGCTTTTTATCGTCGAGCCCGGTGGTGAGGTGGGTAAAGGCTAAGCCCATTTCCTTAAGTGCTTCGGTTGTAGAGTCGTCGTTAAACACACTTTTAATCACCCTGAACGCTGCTTGTACTAATTCGGGTAGTGCTTTTATTCGGGTTACAAAGTTGCTTTTTATAAACTCCCAAAGTCCTTGTACTGCTTCTTTGGGGTGTTCGAATGACCAGATTATTTTCTCGCCCAAGTCGGCGGCAATGTCGGTTAGGTTTCCGAGCAAAACACCAAGCGGCATTGTGATTTTTCGCAACTTTGCGGCTCCTTCTTCGGTTGATGTGAACGCGGCGGCCAATGCTCCTACGGCAATGACAATAGCTCCAATACCGGTAGAGATTAATGCGGTCTTTAAAAATCCTAATCCTTTGGTGGTTCCTGCAATTGATTTTGTGGCCGACTTAAATAAGTCAGGCATTGCCGTAAGATCGCCGGACAATAATCTCGTGAATGATGATTTTACCGAACTAAAGTTAGCGGTTACATTTTTTGCAAAGGTTTTCGAGGTTGATTGTGCTTTTCCTAAACTTTGCTGGTAGTTGCGAAGATCGGCAACGAGCTTAATGCCTATTGATGTTTCTTTATTGCCTGCCATTTTTGTTTGCTTATGCTGTTTTTTTCTTTCGGTTCATAATGTCGGTTACCTGGGCGGCCAGCGATACCCGTTGTTTGGCGTTGAATTTTGGCTTTTTGCGGGTTTCCTTATCCCATGGGAGTGGGTAATCGTGCCCCATGGCGATCATGGGGAGCCGCGCTTTTTCCCAAGACTCGCGATAAGCTTGACCAATAGCTTCAAACTCAGCAGAACTGCAAAAATCCCAGAAATAACCGGGAGCCATACCGGCAAAACCAACAGCAATAGCGAAAGCATCCATAACATAAAAGTCTCGCGGAGTGTCGCTTTTTTTTTATTGTCCGGCTGGTCTGTCTCGGCTTGCTGGGCTTCGGTCTGGGTGGTTTGAAATTGAATTAAGAGGTCGGGCCGTTTGTCCATTTCATCGATAAACTGCTCTAAATTCATCTGAAAGTCTTTGTTCAGTGCTTTTAGTGTGGAGTAGAAAAACAGCAGGTTGTCGTAGGTGCTGTTGGCGTTGGTTATTGAGCGTTTTGTGAGTTCTTCAAACTCGCGTATGGCTCGAAATGAAAAGCCAATTTTGTAGTCGGTGCCTTGTATGTTTATGGTTTCGGTGCTCATTGGTGTGATGGTTTAACGAAAGGCGCATGAAACACATGCGCCTTTCGTGGTTGCTACTATGCTGGATCAATTGCTGTTAAGGCGAGTGATGGGGTGATCGTTGCCGTGGTGGTTACCTTGTCGCGGGCAGGGCCGCTTAATGGCAGGTTGACAAAGCCTTGCCCGTACCACATGCGTCGGGTGGTGTCAATTACTACGGCGTCTTCGGGGGTTGCTCCCTCGGTTACCCAGGCGAATACCCAATCGAGCAATGTTCCGGCCTGGCTGGCGTCGGCCAGTTCGTTGTAGTCTACTTCGTTTGCATCAACATCGAGCTCGTCGGTGACGTCCATTTCTACAGAGGCGGTCCAGTCTTTCCCGCTGGGGAATCGTTTGGTCCAGCCGTTAAGGTTCTTTGCCTGACTTTCGAGGTAGTCGGCTACTTGTGGGTCGAAGCTTACGCCCGTTTGCCCTGCGATGGCCCGATAGGTGTACGCGCCTTCGATTCCATCACGCAGGAAGGCCATTAAATCGGAGCCTCTTTGAATTTTTCGGTTACTCATGGTATTGTCTTTTTAAGGTTTTGACTCTATGTTATTTTAATGTTTGCCGTGTTGACGGTGAATTCAAGCTTCTGACCAAAGGTGTTGATGTTGAATTCGTAGTCGTCGGTTATGTTTGTACAGTGTATTTCGTTTAACTTGATGCTTGCTTTTGTTTTTCGGTTCGCTTTGTTAAATGCCTGCAATAGTTTTGAGGCCAGTTGCCAGCTTTCATCGTAATGTTTGCACATGGTTAACAGCGTAAAGCGCCAGTCTTGCATGGTTGGCCCGTTCTTTACATAGTCGGGGGTAACCTGTACAATGTAATATATCGCGGGGGCGCCTTGGTCGTAGTCTGATACCGGAAATAACCGTCCGTTAATGATGGCCTGAATGGCTGCGTCTTCGGTGATAATTTGTGTTATTGCTTTTCCAATCATGTTGATTACTATTTGTTTATTTTTTTAAGATTGCGTTGTATGAGCTTGTCGAGTGCTTTGAGCATGTGGTCCTGGCTTTGCCCGACGAGTTGTTGTTCGGTTTGGTTGATGGCGTCGGTAAAGAACTTTGATGCGGGCATGCGGCCGCGGGAATGCCCGGCAGTGGTTTGGCGCTCGGTGGTTCCGGCGTCGTACAGGTGACCGTGAAACCCGCGGTAGTTTCCGAACTTGCGGGCGCCAACTTTGGCGGTGATAAATACGGACTTGCCACGGCTGCGACCTGCTACAAACCCGATTGATTTTTCGAGGTTGCGCGTGGTTGACCTGGTTTGCATGCGCGAGCGTAGCAATTGCCTGGCTGTTGTGATGAGTGGCTTGGCACCTATGCGGAAGCTGGCGAGTATTAACCGGCGTTGTTCGGCGCGCTTCATCTTACCGAAAAAATCGTTTAGTTCTTTTACTCCGAATAGTTCTACTTTGCTGCTCATGGTTATACAATGTCTATTGTTCCGGTGGGTATGCGGTCAATGGTCAGGATCATGTAATTTCGGCGGCGGTCGGGGTCGATGCTGCGAATGTTGTAGTACTCGCTGCGCCATGCGATTACCTGGCGCTCGTTGAACCGGCCAATGCGGAAACGTACTTTTGCTTTAAAGGTGCGGTTCTCGGTTCCCATACGCCCGATCATGGCCTCGCCACCACTGGCCCACGATATATTGGCGCGGTCGTAAAAGGCATGGGTGTAGCTTTTATTGCGCCCGCTATAGCTGTCTTTTGCTGCTTCTACTTCGTTGAGTATTTCGATCCTGTCTCTTTGGTTTCCGGGTAGCATGGTGCTTGCGTGTTAAAGGTTTACCAATTGCGGCGGCGGTGCTTGGCAATTAGTCGCTCGTAGGTTTTGTTTTCGGCGAGGTTGTTCAGGTTGTAGCTTTGACGCTCGGTGTCGTACATGTCGGCACTTTTTACTAATACTGCTTGTTTTAGGCGCTTGGGTAGTTTTGCGGTGGTGTAGCCTGTTTTAAATGTAAAGCGTACTTTCTCGATGTTGCCTGCGGGGGTGCTCGAAAACTCAACTTCGAAATAATGGAAGGCTTTTTCGGCTTCGTATGTTGATGCTTCTACAGTGGTCCAGTTGGTGCCGTCGTAAACCTCAACGCTTGTTAAGCTTAAAAACGGGGCTTGCATGATGCGCCAAAGGGTTTGGAAACCGCAGTTGAGCTTTACTTCGAGTGCGTTGGTGGTTTCCAACATGTCGGCATTACAGTCATCTTCGACCAACTCGGTGGCTACGTCAATTAATCCTGTGATGTAATCGTCGTCGTTGTCGAAGTCTTCAATTTGTAGCTGCGCCTTTGCTTCGTCGAGCGTGATGGGTGAGGCTACTTTTGTTTTTTCGGGTTCGTTGGAAACAATGATCATGGCGTTTGCTTTTTTAGTGAATGAAAAAAAGGGAAGGGCTCTCCCTTCCCTTTTGGGTTGTTGTTGTTGTAACTATAACGAGTGTTGGATGGTCTACGCTGCTGGGTCTAAGTCTGGTGACTTAACGAAGGCGGCATCGTTGCGCGATACTGCTTTAGCCAGCTTGTTTACGGTAATTTCGATTTCAGCTTCTTTCTGGTAAGAGAATGGGTTGAACAGTACTTCGGTTGCTCCCCACATGCCTAACCAAATTTCGGCCCAGATACCATAAAGCAAGTATTGTTGATTTGCTCCATCGGCGAATAAATCGTGATAATACGCACGAGTACCACGGTGAGTTGTTCCTACTCCGTTGTCGTCGCCGTTCATTGATGTCAGGAATTTACCTGATCCGGTGTCTACCTTTACGCCTTGCGCGTCGAAAAATGTGTTTCTGTTCATGGCAAAAGCACCGCCACCGGCGTTTACTGACTTCATCAAAGAAAGGAAACCAGGATCGGTTAAATCAACTCCTGCAACTTCGGTTGCTGCGGCTAATGCTACGGCGTATATTTCGGCAGTGATTTTGCGATCGCAACCGCGCATCATGTCGTTAAGATAGGCCATGTGCACTTCCGGGTTTTCCTGAACCAATAGCTCTTTAGACTGCGTGTCGGTAATTCCATAGCGCTCTGGGGCCATGGTTTTAAAGGTGGCTTTGTTTCCGGTCTCGGTAACTGTTGCACCTTCTGCATATTTCCCGGCTACATCTTTAGCCTTTGCTCCAACTTTGAACGTGCCTTGCAATCCTTCCAAAATGGTTAAACCCATTTGGCGATACAGTGCTGCTTCGGTGTCAAGTACTGATAACCCACCGGCGATTTGCACATCAATAGAACCGGCATTGGTGGTTGTGTTTGAAGTTGCTGCACGTTTAAAAACGTTGTTCGGAATTAACAGACCATCGGATGAAATGCCTCTCGCCATTTCGTCCTGCGTTTCTTTTTCAAGGCCGGTAAGGCGTGAAACATCGCCACGCGCTGACGTGTATTCCTTCATGGCTTTACCAAGGTTGTACACTTTTGCTTCACGCTTGATAAATGGACCTTTTCCATCGCGCTGGTGCTGGGTGGGGTCGTCGTCGTCGTCTGTGTCTGTGTCCTGACGCTGGCTCTTTGTTTTTTTACTTGTAAATTGCCCGAGTTCTTCCATGCGCTCGGCGCGCTGGATTTCGGTTGTCAGACTGCGAACCTCGCCGTCGAGACGGTCCCATTCGGCTTGTTCGTCGTCAGTCAATGATCGTTTTTTCTCTTTTTCGGCTGCGGCGACAATGGCTTGCATCCGTTCGATCTTTTGTGTTTTTTCGATGCGAAGTTCTTCTGATCGTTTCATTTTGACTATGAATTTAATTTGTGAATTGCTGTTCTTTTCTTTAATATATCGAGCGAGGCGTTTGAGTTTTCGGAGGTGGGTTGATTTTGGTTTTCTTCAAATTCCAGCAGCCCGCGGATGGCTACACCGTTTGTAGCAAATGCCCCATCCTGAACTATTGAGACATCAATTAGATTCCGTAAATTAGATACATACCTTACCGGTGTTTTTTCGGCGCGGTCGTAACGAACGCCATTTTCAGCGATCGTGTAAATAAATGATCCTTCGAAATAGTCGCCGCGCTTTACTTGTTCGTAGGTGTCGTTCCCGACTGTTGTGTTAGGTACCTCAACGATTGCTTTAACTCCGTGATCGTCCTGGCGTAATTGTAATGTTCCCGACTTGGTACGCCCCAACATCTTGCTGCGGTCGTGGTCCACTGTAGCTTTTGTATTTATTGATTCGTCGCGTAAAATAGACTCGGGTGCTGATGGCTCAATCACTTCGTAGAATTCTTCGCCATACTCCCTAATCAACCTGCTTCGTTGGTTAAATACAATCGGGTACCATTCTATGTAGCGTTTGCCTTCTTCGGTGTTTTCTCTTACGCTTATTTTTTCGGCGCTTGTGGCTCTTACGCTTATTTTATTTGCTGTTGTCATTTGGTTTGGATTTGAGGGTTGGATCAACTTTCATGAGTGTATTGTATTTGTCGTAATTTTCGAGCGGGATGTATTGGGCTTGCATGTAGTGTTTGTTGGCCCACTCTCCGGGGATTGGTTTGTTGCCTAATTTTTTGGCTCCTTCGTTTGGCGACATGAGGCCATTTACGACCTGGTCTTTAATACCGGCTACCAGTGTGGCATAGTCCATGCCTATGAGTGAAAGCACGTCGAACATAACCGAAAAGCCGCTGGTTAGCTCTTGCGAGGTGAGTAGCTTGCTGTTTATTTCGGCCATGTACTCGGCCACAATTGGGCCCATGGTGTTGTTCTTGAACAGGGTGGTGAGTTGCTCGACGTCCATTTTTTCGAATGATCCGTCGACCATGCCGAGTAATACGCCGTATGCTGAGCTGATGTCTTCGCGGGTGAACCTCAACGTGTCGATTAATTGGGCGTCGACAAATTGCATGGCGATTGATTTCGCCTTTGTCCCCATGGGTAGGTGCATCCATTTACCGGCGTTCTCAGGCCCGGCGTTCTCGCGCTGGAATTGTTCTTTTTGCTCTTTTAATGTTCCGGCGGCCGGTCCTGACAAGTTGCCTACCATGTCGGTTTCCAATACCGTTGGGGTGATGGCGTTGTTTTTATAAAAGTTGTCCATGGTAGCGGTGGCGCGCTCGTTTATGTTGGTTTGTCGTTGGATGGCTACCAGTGGCGAGAATCCAATAATGCCGTCTTCGCTGATGTTGCGAAAGTGTAGTATTTCGGTGGCGGGAATATCTTCGTAAATCTCGCGTCCTACATTGTAGATTGAATAATAGAGTATTCCGTTTTCAAAGAAGTATTCTTTAAATTGTGACGGATGGATGATTTCCATTGAGGTAGGGTAGCCGGTGTTCTGGTTTTTGTAAACGCGGGCCAGTCCGTTGCCGTATTTACTGCGGTGAAATTCAATAGTACTCCAAAAGGTTTTGGCCGACTGGTAATTGTTGGGTTTGTATTTCAATAGAAAGGTGAGGCGGTGGCGGGTCATTTCAATGCGGCCATTGCCTTGGTCGAGAAATACCGACAGGGGCATGCGCGACAGGTTGTCGGATAATATCCGGCAGCAAGTGAATACGGTAGCTATTTTTTCGGGGGTGCCTGTTACTCCATTTCGTGGAAGGCTGAATAGTTCGGTGCCCCATCGCCAAACTTGGTTTTTGCCTTTTTGCAACCAGTTGTATGCACCAGTTAGCAGGCTTGCAAATATGTTCATTTTCGCGCGCTTTTGTTGTAATATATCGAAGCGCGGCGGTGGGTTATGCGGCGTCGCCTTTTTGCTGGTCCATTAGTTCTTTGAAGAATGCGGCGGTAGCGTCGCCATTGTATTGGAGCCAACCGCCAATGGCCATGGCTAACGAGACGGGGCCGTCGACACTGTCGAGCGATTTGTTTTTCATGATCTTAATATTGCCATTGCCGTCGTAGTAGAGTACAATGTTTCGGAACATCCACCGCAATACGGGGTTTTCGCTCATGGCGATTGCTTCGTCAAAGAATAGACGTTCGATGTATTTCAGCGGGAAGTTAAACCAGGTGGTTTGTTGCTGGAAGTGCTGGCACATGATGTATAGTTCTGCCTCAACCTTGGGAATAATAAAGCCTGAGTTCCATTTGTCGTAATTGATTTGGGTGATTTCGAAAACGGTGTTCCAGTATTTAATGCGCTCAAAAATTAATTCTTGGTTTATTGTGGGGCTATCGTGTTCCATGATGTAGCCTTTCTTTATCCACTCGCCCAGGTCGATGCCGCTTTCGCGTATGCGCTTGACTTCGTTTTGCGGGAAATAGAATTCGGGCATAACACACATCTTGCCGGTGGCGGGGTCGGTCCATACGATGACAATGGATGCGAGGTCGCGGGTGGCCGACAGGTCGATGCCCATAAATGCCTGGACGCGCTGATCGGTTGGCGGTGCGATGTTAGTAAAGCATGTTTTGTAAACGTCGTCGGGAATCCAGTTTTCTAAGCCGTCTAAATAGCGGTTCAGGTTTTTGGTAATGAAGTTGTTTAACTCGGATATGGTGAGCTTGGCTTTGCTGTATTCTTTTTTAAGTGCGTCGAGCCTGATGGTTTGCCCGATGTTGGGGTTTGCTTTTACCCAGCATTCATAGTCTTCAATGTCGTCGTCGTCGTCCAGGCAATAGAGTGCGTAGAATGTAATGTCGTCGTCAATGACTCCCTCTAGTGTGCGCTTGCCTGTTTCAACCATTTTAAAGAATGGGTAATCTTTGTTAAATCCGGCGGTGCTGGTGATGATGCCGAGCGGGTTTTCGCGCGACATGACACCGGACTTCATCACGTTGAAAAAGTCGAGCGTGGGGTGTGCGTGCATTTCATCGATGATAAACACGTAGGGGTTAAGCGAGTCGTTTGAGTCGGGCTTGTTGGCTAGTACTTTCAGGATGCCGGACCGCTTGTTGTACAGGATTTGGAATTGCTGAACTTTTAACCGGCGTTTTAATGCGGGTGAATTTTTAACTATATTTTTTGTGTAGCGTAATGCTTGCCCGGCTTGCTCGCGGGTGGTGGCGCATAGGTAGGCTTCGGGGTCTGCTTCTCTGTCGCTTATTAGCATGTATAATTCTATGCCAACTGAAAAGACTGTTTTGCCTGACTTCCGCGCTGTGTAAAGAATGGCGTAACGAAACCGGCGGCTTTTGTCGGCGGTGTAAAACCAGCCAAATATCTCGGATAAGATCCACGCCTGGTATGGTGTTAAATTAAAACGTCCGTAGCGTTTGCCGTCTTTTATCTTGATGTAGAAAAAGAAGTCGTAAACACGACGAACGGCCTCAACGTTGAAATAAATGTCAGCGCGTTTCTCGTCGGAACGGCTCCGGGCCACGGCTAACTGAATCCACTTGCTTGCTGTTTGATTTCCGTTTTCTATGTCGCGCTTGTAGTTTTCCGCCTTCGTTAATGATTCGGATATGTACGCGTCCTTCTGTTTCTGGTTGTCCTGTTTCGCCATTGAAGTAGTTCATGTGTCTTTCTTTTTAGTCTGGCATTCCGTCTTCTATTGGCATTTCAACTTTCAACTCCTTGCGATCCAGTGCTGATAGTCCTAGCTTCTTTGATGTGTCGTTGATCATTTTCGACATTTGGTAGAAGGTGCTTATCGAGTGGTTCTTCTGCTTTACCTTTTTGTCTTTGTCAACATACATGATTGAGCCGGTAGCAACAACGTCCATCAAAGCACGCATTTGTATTTCTTCACACATGCAGATTGTAACGATGTGCATTTCGTCCGTGTCCTGGTAATCGATTTCAGAGTTTTTAAGCTGCTTCTTTATTTTGTTAAATCTCTTGCGCAAAGCATCCATTGTCTTGCGGCCCTTCTCAACCACTTCAAGGTCGTAACCTAATCGCTCGAAGAAACTTTCAACCTGTGTTTTATTGAATGACATTTGATTTTATTTAGATGGCGTTTTGCGCACGTTATTTTATGTTAATATTTTAATATTCAGACTGTTAAACTTTGCACCCCCTCCCGTTCAATATTGGCCTGATTGACACCCCCCGTTGGTTCAACCTTGACAAAAAAAAAGTGCGATTCCTGTCTTGTGGTTTCCAAAATGGGTTATGTTTTGAACCTACCCCCCTGGGGTATTGTGTTTTGTTTCAAACTGTTTCATTAGCATTCTGCCTCTGTTAAGCTTGTCCTGTTGCTTCTGCTCTCTCTTGTCTTCCTTTGTCTTCCAGCTGTGGCATGATGTACATATATGCTGCGTATTAGTGTAATCAAGCGCCTTGGCTGGCTCAACATCAACAGGGATGATGTGGTCAACAACTTTGCCGGGGCGAAGTATTCCCTTTTCCTCACATAACTGACACAATGGATTCTCGTTTCGCCTCTTGTCTCTTATCTTCTTCCATGCTTTTGTGTTGTAAAATCCTGCTCTACTTGCTTCGGTCCAGCCTTGTTGTTGTGTTTGTCTTTGTTGTTGTGCTGGCTTTATTACTTGCTCTCTGTACATCTTACACCACAATGGTTCTTCTTTATGGTTGTTGTTCTTCATTGTGTTATTGTTTAATCCTGTCGGAGTGATCAGCTCCGACAGGATGTTATTACCTAGTTGATTGTGTGTGTAGGCGGTGACCTACAGTTTAAATCTATCCACCTGCTGAAACCTGTTAATAGGTTTGGTGTGGGTGGACGTGGTAACGGCGTTCCTCTCGGACTGTGCACATGATAGAATTGTCGGTGATCGTGTTCGTGACTTTTGAGGAAGTACCTCAAAAGGTCACGAATTCCCGCTACAATAAGAGTGGAAATGCGGACCTTTTTGCGTGTTTTCGATTCTTCCGGTTGTACAGGCCGGATGGTGGTGAGCTCTTGCCACTTTTCATTTACCAGCCTTGCCAATACGTCTACCGGGTCGGGCTGGTTTGCTTTTTCGAAAATGCTTGCGAGTTGCTTACGTTTGCGTTCGCGTTGCTTTGAGGTCCATTCTTCCCAGCTGCGGGCGTCTCTGCATTCGTAGAATGTGAGGCGTTGTTTCGGCGACAGTTTTGATGTGTCAATCTGACGTGGTGTCAGTATCAATGAACGTACTTTCTGTGCTAATATATCGCCTAATATCTTTATGTTATCCTGATCGAGTAAATCTGATAGGTATAAGTCTTTCTTTTTATTGAATCCATACTGGTCGAGCCATCGGGTGCGGTTGACTTTTATTTCAACTCTTATTTGATCTGTGTTACCATTTTTTGCCAGATATCCTTTATCGTACACCTTTATACTAAAGTCGTGAAACTCGGCAATGTAACCAACGGCGGGGCGTTTGGGGTTTAATTTTTCGAATGGCTTTGTATATGCAGCGACCAGGTACTTTTGAAAATCCTGAGCATAAACGCCTGGCGGAAGGTTTATATTGACGCCAAACTCGAAGTTAATAACTTTTGAATAACGCGGATTGATACTAAATTGACTCTCTAGCCTCTTAAACGTCTCGCAAACTTGTGCGAGATTGTAGTCGTCGTCGTTTTCTCCGCCTGATTTATAAAACTTGTGCAGTGATCCTTGAAGTGTGTGACGGTGCCCTGTTAGGGTTGGAATGCGATTGAATGTGCATGCCGATACATGACAATCAGAAGGTAATGGCAAAACCTCGCCGGTGGCATTACTATGCCTGCCAACGAGTTGGAGTGTTTCTTCCCATTTGCGCGGGTTGTCAACCTTGCATTCTATTTTAATTCCGTCGTACACTTATGCTTTTTCGCTTAAATAGGTAGAGTTACTTTCGATAGGCTTTTGTTTGTTACATGGGTGTAAATTTCTGTTGTCTTGCTTGATGCGTGCCCGGCTATTTTTTGTATTATCCGTAAATCGGTGCCAGTTTCGAGCAAGGCGGTGAATGATGAATGTCGTAAGATGTGGAAATGTGATTTCTTGTCGATGTGCTGCTTAAATATTTTTTGACATGATGTTACGGAGTATTTCAATGATGTTTGGCCGTTGAATAGATATACTTTCGGCCTGTGTATTTTAAAATAGGCCCTCAACAAATTAAGAATATTCATGGATAGTGGAACGATTCGGTCCTTCCGACCTTTGGCGTTTTTTATGTGAATTATCATGCGGGTTGAGTCAATGTCCTCTATTTTTAAGTTGACAACTTCACTAACCCTCAACCCAACCGAGAAAGCCAGCGAAAGAATGGCCTTGTGCTTGATGTTTTTTATCTGATTTATTCTTTTTATGATCAAATCTTTGTCAATAACCTGCGGCAGATGCTTTTCGGATCGTGGATATTCAATGCCTCTGAATTTGCGAGGCTGCTTTATTGTGTATTTATAAAATAGCTTTAAAGCCGACATCCTTTGTTTGCACGTGTTGGTCGTTTTGGCCTGCATGATCCATTCTTTTATTTGCTGCTGATTTACTTCGCTTGGCTTGGTTGCTATGCCTGTAAAATCGACCAAAAATAGCTTTACTTGTGAAGCATAGTTTTCTATCGTGTTCTTACTGTAGTTCTTAAACTCTAAATCTTTGGTAAACTCGTTAACGTACTTTCCGAAGTTCAT